CGAAACCGAAGATGCGATTAAACTTGTAGTCAAGGGTAGACTTATTGCACAGAAGGGTGAGCAGGTTACTATCACTGGTAACAGGATTACTCTTACCGATAATGTATTCAATGATGAAGAAGTTCTTCTTCTTCAAGGTGGTACTGTTCTTCGTGACCAGACCACTAATGACTTTATCGGTTATAGACCTCCTGTTGTTGGTGCAACTGGTGCGGATGCAAAGGGAAAGATTTTTAAACTTAAGGCTTATTCGGCAATTTACAATGCCGCAGGTGTTCTTACTGGGTATGAGAGAATTACTTACCCTAATTGTCAAGGACAACCTATTGCATTTGAGAGCGAGGATGGAACTTTCCGTAGTTCGGATTATGTTATCAACTCTGCTCCTGCCGAGGGAGAGTCACCTTATGAACTTGATATAATTGGTGTTGATGACCTTCCTGTTGTCACTCCCCCTACTCCCCCTACACCTTAAATTAAATGATTTAAAAATGCTTTTGTGAAATCCCCTTCGGGGGATTTTCCATTATAAGAATATAAAGGAGAAATAAAATGGACGAAAGAAAAATTGTTTCTATAGCAGAACTCAAAGAACTTTCTGGTGGAGAGATTGTAGAACTTCCTAGTTACAATGAAGGACAGGTTATTTACGTTAAACTTCGTAGACCTTCACTCTTACAGATGGTAAAGGCAGGTAAAATTCCTAATGAACTCCTTGCTGATGCAAATATACTGTTTGCTAACGGTGCAAATGGAGTTGTAAATAAGGCAATTAAAGATGAAGATACTCTCGTAAGACTTCTTGATGTTGTGGAGTGTATTTGTGAAGAGTCATTTGTAGAGCCTACATACAAAGAGATAAAGGATGCAGGAATTACTCTTACCGACTCACAACTTTTAGCCGTGTTTGCTTACACGCAGAATGGCGTGGAGTCGCTGAAAAACTTTCGTTAAAAGCGGAGAAGTTTTAAGAATTATTGGTGTATGTGGAACTTTTGATTTTACTTGTAGACCATCAGAAGTTATGGGGATTGAAGATTCATATACAGCATTTTGTTTTGATGAAGCGTGTGCTTTTATTGTTCAACAAATTCGTGATGGTAAAGAACCTATTATGAGGGTTGAGAATGACAAGATAGTTTACAAGAAGCCATCTGATTTGTATAGGAGATTTAATTAGCGAGAAGGGAGGTTTGTAAAGTGGCTGTAAATGTCGGTACAGCGGTTGCGTATTTGGACTTAAATATGACCGCTTTCAATTCTGGTTTGCAACAGGCACAATCTGCTTTGCAAACCTTTCAAAGCCAATCTGCTACATCTGCTCAAAGGTGGATGGCAACAGGTGGTATGATAGCAAATATTGGACAAAGTTTGACAAGAAATGTTTCTGTTCCACTTGCAAATCTTGGAACTAGTTCTGTTCAAGCGGCAAGAGATTTTGAAAGTGCTTTTGCAGGTGTTAAGAAAACAATTGATGAAAGTAGATTTAATGAATATTCGTTAACTTGGGATGACCTTGCAGAAGGTATTAAACAGATTGCTTATGAAACTGGTATCTCCGCAGAAGAAATTGCAGGAGTAATGGAAATTGCAGGTCAGTTGGGCGTTGAACTTGGTGACCAAGGAAAAGGTATTATTGAGTTCACAAGGCAGATGGCTTTGATGGGCGTAACAACTGATATGGCGGCTTCTGATGCCGCACTTAACCTTGCAAGGTTTATGAATATAACTGGAACAACCAATGAAGAGGTAGGAAACCTAACAGCATCTATAGTTGATTTAGGTAACAACTTTGCAACACAAGAAGCAGATATTGTTAATATGTCAATGCGACTTGCTACAGCAGGTAATGCTATTGGTATGTCAGCACAAGATATACTTGCATTGTCTACAGCAATGAGTTCAGCAGGTATTAAAGCAGAAGCAGGTGGTTCTTCATTATCATCTGTTATATCAAAACTCGAAGCAAGAGTTAGAAGATATGAAAGCGTTATGAAGGGAACTTTTGATGGTTCTCAAGAAGAAATGCAAGGCGTTATTAACGATATGGAAACGGTTGCAAAAATTTCTGGAGTTTCCGCAGAAGAGTTTTATCAAGTGTGGTCAACCAAACCCATTGAAGGTTTGAAACTTTTAGTTAAGGGAATGGCTGATGCAGAAGAGCGTGGAGATAATATGATTCTTCAACTTGATGAATTAGGTTTTGCACAGATTCGTCAAAGTAATGCGTTAAGAGCGTTAGCAATTTCTTTTGATAATATGTCGGATGCAATTGATACCTCCAACCAAGCGTGGTCGGATGCAACCGCAATGGAAATAGAAGCAGAGAAGAGATTTGAAACTCTTGATAGTAGATTAAATATGCTGAATGAACGTTGGAAAGAGGTTAAGCGTGAGATTGCTGAAACACTTATTCCAATTCTTGAAAAATTAATGGATATAATTTCTAAACTTATTGCTTGGTGGAATGACCTTGATGATAGTCAGAAGAAAATGATTGTTACCATTGGAATTATTGTTGCGGCTATTCCTCCTTTAATAAGTATGCTTGGTTCGTTGATAACAACCATTGGTCTTATTAAAGGTTTAAAAATGGCAAGTGGTCTTGCTACAGTTGCAAGCAATGCAGAAAAAGCATCTTCAATGATTTTCAAATTTGGTGACATAATACAAGGTAGCGTTTATAAGAATTGTGGTAATGCGGCACTTGCCGTTCAAAATATGTCGGGTGGTATAGACGTTGCCGCACAAACCGCTAACATTGGTGGTCAAGCATTACAAGGTTATAGTGGAAAGGTTGCAGAAACTACAGCGACCACAGAAATTGCTACAAAAACTACTTCTGGTTTTGCCGCAACGTTACAAAACTGTGTAGGTATACTTGGTGTACTTGGTGGAGGTTTTCTTGCTGTTACTAATTTCACTAAAATGTGGAATGATGGGTTGGATGTAACACACGGTTTGTTGATGACGTTAGGAATTGCAATAGCCGCTATTGGTGCTGTTCTCCTTGGTGCTCCTGCCGCTGTTGCCGCTGTTGTTGCCGCCATCGTTGCTGTAGTTGCATTTTTGGTTCTTGCAATTAAAGAGCACTGGGATGACATAGTGGAGTTCTTTAAAAAAGGTTGGGAAAAGATAAAAGAAGTTACACAAAAAATTGGACAAAGTATCAAAGATACATTTACTGGAATATTTGAATCTATTAAGAAAATCATTAGTGAAATAATGGATGGAATAAAAGGATTCATTCAAGGTGTTATGGATAAAGTTATCAATCCTATCGTAGATGTTTTTAAAGCGGTTGCTGATAAAATATCCAGTATCATTGATAAGATTGTTCAAAAGATAAAAAATAGTGCTATTGGTAAGTTGGTTGGCACTATAAAAGGATACATTGATGGTTCTCACAAAGATGGTCTTGCTTATGTTCCTTTTGATGGTTATATAGCACAACTTCATAAAGGAGAGAGAGTTCTTACAGCAGAAGAGAATGAAAGGTATTCGTCAACAAATGGTGGAAATGGAACTACCATTAATTTCTACTCAAATGAGAAGATTGATGAATATACAGCCGCAAAGGAATTGAGAAGGACAATTAAAGATATGGAACTCGGTTTGGTATAAAAGGAGAGTAGAATGGTTACAGGTTTTATAATTGAAAATCAAACTACCAAAGAGCGAGTTACTTTTGGACAAACACCAAAGTTCGATTACATTTTTAAAAGTGATGGTCTTGATTGGGGTTATGCTCCTGCTACTCATTCTACTTACTTTTATCCAGAGCAAGTTGGAGAGTACATTTCAGTAACAAACATTACTGGTAGGGAAGTCACAATAACAGGTTATGCTTTTTATGTTCCTACAGAAGTTGACTTAAGTAACTATGATAAGTTTCAAGGTATTCCTGCTTTGGTTGAACAGGAGATACTTAAGAAGAAAAAGAAGTTAAATGGATTGATAAACCCGAAAGATTTTTTGAGAATAACAATAGGAAACTTTTACCTTGAAGGAAAGCCTACTCGTTCTATACAATATGGAAATACATATCAAGAGAACAACGAATTCTTTTGTATGTTTGTAATAAATATTTATTGTAACAACCCTATGTTCCACAAAGTTGTTGCTCCCAACACAGTTGTAAGTGGTGCTTCACCTGCTTGGCATTTTCCTTTGGAAATACCCAACACAGGATTTGAATTCAGCACAAGAACTGATTATCTTGTTATCTCTGTTGAGAATGAAGGTGACAGCACCGTAGGTGGTATAATAACTCTTAAAGCAGATGGAGAGGTTGTAAATCCTTCTGTTGAAAACATTGAAACTGGTGAGAGTTTTACCATCTACAAAACGATGGCAAAGGGTGATGTAATAGAGGTTGATACAAGAGCAGGAAGTTATAGAGGTATTAAAGGTGGTCACGGAGAACCTACAGAGAATTATTTCAAGTATTGGGATTTTGAAAACAACTGGTTACAGTTTGGTATAGGTTCTAATCTTGTTGGTTATTCAACTGAAAATCAAAGTGAACTTCTTTTAAGTGTTACTGTTGAAATCAAGCCAGAAAAGTATGCGGTGGAGGAACAGTAATGTTACTTGAAATATATGATAAAAATACCTATAACAGAATAGATATAATTCGTACCTTTACTTTTGTACAGTATACGGATTATTATAATGATGTGGGTACTTTTTCTGTTACAGTTCCTATTACAGAAAAGAGTTTACCTAATCTTATGATTGAAGGAAATTTTATTCTGTTTGAAAAACTTGGTGACAAATTTATTATGGGTATAATAAAATACTTCCATAGTGAAAATATTTCTACACCTACTGTACAGGTAAAAGGATATATGCTTTCACACCTTCTGTCTTATAGGTGTTTTCAAAAAACATTTCAGTTGACGGATAAAATATTTGAGATACAAAGACATTTTGTTCAGAAGTTTTTTATCAACACAGATGACTACAGAAGAACAATGGCTTTGATGATGATAAGTGATAATTATAATCAAGACACAGAGGAAGTAGCGTTCTGTAAAACAGGTAGTGATTGTGCAGAAGCAATAAGAGATATGAACGCTCCGTATCATTATGGCTTTGGTCTAGTTCCTGCAATTGCGAAGTACAATCCGCAAACAGGAAAGAATCAAAACATAATGCATATTGTTTTTGAACAGTATACTCCTGTAGACCATACAATAGGAAATTCACAAGACAATGACCCTGTTGTTTTTGATACCGATTTAAATAATGTTGAAAATCTGATGTATGAGTTGGATTCAACAAAGATGAAAACAGTTGCAATAGTTGCAGGTGAAGATAAGGGTGAAGATAGAAAAGTTGTTGAAGTTGGTGATACAGAACTTTCTGATATGGAAAGAATTGAGTTGTATGTTGATGCGAGAGATTTGCAGAAACAAGAACCCGATGAGATAGATTATTCTATACCAGAAATGACAGGAGATGGAACAATACAAACTGTATGGAATTCTGCTTCTGTTGAAAGTCTGCAAAATGTTCACATATCTAAATTCACAATTAATGGTAATATATCTGTAAATAATCAGAATGAACAATCTGTAAACTTTAAGTTTTACATCATTCCTTATCTGGGTGGTGCATCTTATCCAGAAATTGTGCTTGCGAATGAAAGTGTAGAAGCAGGAAGGTTTGTTAACTTCGACTATGATGTTGTATGTGATGCAAGTGACAACAATATTTCTTATTATGATTCGTTTGCAATCTTTTGTGTGACAAGTGCAAATGTTGAATATAAAGGTAGTGGTTCTTTACTTGTAGAATCTGTTCCTGTACAGAACAATGCAACAACTGATGAAGAATATGCAGAAATGCTTCGTGAAAGAGGAATGGAAAAGTTAAAAGAGAATTCAGTTGATTATGGGTTTGAAGCAACCGTTTACACTCAATCAAACAATGCATTTCAGTATGGCAGAGATTATAAGAACGGAGATTATGTTTCTGTTATCAATAGAAATCTTGGAATGGCTGTAAAAGTTCAAATAACTGGAGTAACGAAATCATTGACGGACAAAGGAGAGGTTCTTGATTTGATATTCGGTAATCGAATTTTGTAATGGAGGTTTACAATGTCACAGCAAAGTGGATTTTTTGAAAGTAGATGGGATGAGTCAATTGTAAATCCGCAAACAGGAACTTTAGGTGATTGGGATTTAAAGTATTTTTACAATCAGTTTGCGGATTATTTTGCAAAGTTTTTTGGAAATGGTGTATATTATAATCCCGATAATAATTTAAAGGTTCTTGCAACTGGTGCAATGTCTGTTGCTATTAAAGCAGGTTGGGCGTTTATAAATGGTTTCTGGTATCATCTTGATGAAGATATGTCGCTTGCTGTTCCTGCAAACTCTACAGCATATACAAGAACAGATAGTGTTGTTCTTCGTTGGAGTTTGTCAGAAAGAACAATTTCTCTTGTTTATCTTACTGATACAACAGAACCTACAAGAACAGACAGTGTTTATGATTTGATTCTTGCACAGGTTACAGTTGACCCTAGTGTTGTTTCTATTTTGGGTGACAAGATAGTAGATAAGAGAGTAGACCAAAGTGTTTGTGGTATTGTAAGAGGACTTCAAGCAGATAGCATTGACACTGAAACTCTGTTTGCACAGTATGATGCAATATTCAATGAATGGTTTGATACTGTTAAAAACCAAGTAACAGGTGACCTTGCTATAAGGTTGCAGATGGAATTTTCAGAATTAAATGAAACGGTTGAAGAGTACCAAGAAAGCGTTGAAGCGACAGCAAATAATGCATTAAATACTATTACAGAATTTGTTGCTGATTATTTTACACTTCCACTTCAAACACTTACGTTTGTAAATAGAAGATGTGAAATTGCAGATTCTAGAGTTACGGCAGATAGTCTTGTTGATGTTTACTTTACAGCAGAAACAATGGATAACGCAGAAGCGGCAAACATTTATGTTGATAGTGTCGCAGGAAAGGTAATTTTAACTTGTACCTTTAATCCTATTGGTACAATACAAGCAAGAATAGGAGTTAGAAACTAATGAGAGGTAGAACAAATATACCAAACAGAAAAGACCCTATTATAAACGGAGATGTTGAAAACTTTGTTGTTGCCGCAAACAATGTTATTACAAAGGGAGATTTTGTATCAGTTGTAAGAAACGGTGATTATAGAGTATTGGATGAATTGCAATATACTGTGTTGTATAAAAAACTTTATGATGTTGTTAATAAAAAGATGGTTGTTGTTGCAAAGTCATCTGGAGGAGTTTTTTATGCGTTTCTTCTGAAACAAAACAGTAGTGGGTCTGTTGAAATAATAGACAGCATATCTTTAGATACGCAAAATGCTGTTAAGTGTTTTTTTGATTTTAATGTTTCAACAAATTCTTTATATTACAAACTTAATGTTCCTTCTGGTCATTCTGATTATAGAAATATACATAAGTATTCAATTGTGAATGATGAATTTG